AACCGTGAGGCGGTTTCGGCTTTGAATTCGGCATGGTTACCCTTTGGTTGGGCGTATCTATTGCAGCCGTATCAGATTATGTGGGGGGATTCATGAGTATAGCAGCAGGAAAGCTTAGTAAACGGGGGTTGTTGCAGCGTCCGGAAATCAGCAAGGATAGTCTGGGAGGTATTGAAAAAAAATGGGTTGATGCTGGATTAGTATGGGCAAACATATCCTATCTGTCCGGACATGAATTTGTTAAAAACGGGCTGGATTCAGCAAGCTGTACTGTATCAATACAGATACGTGCAAGCAAACTTACAGCCGACCTCACCCCTGAATACAGGATTATTTACAAGGGTAATATTTTCAATATTCAGGCGGTGCTACCAGATTCAATTCACAATGAGGTAATTAATCTGCCTTGTACAACCGGTTTAAATGAGGGCTAGCAATGGGATTCAGTGTCAAAATTACAGGGTTGGAACGTTTGCAGAAGAAATTAAGGCGACTTGGTGACAGCGTTCGGGATGATATAGCCAAAAAAGCCACCGGCAAAGGTGCAGCCATCATTCGGGATGAGGCAAGGGATAATGCCTACAAAGCACCAAAACCTTATAAGGTTTACAACAAGGACGGCAAAGGAGGTAAAACCTGCACAGTAGTACAGCCCGGCCATGTGGGTCGCAGCGTGATTATGAAACGTATCCCGGCATCAGAGCGGCGGGGGCTGGCTTCCAAGCATATCGTCACTGTTTCCAACTCAAAAGAAATACCTAAAGGAGCAAGACAGATTGCCACCTTTGTAGAGTACGGCATTAATATGCCACAACCGCACCCATTTATGCGTCCAGCTTACGACAATAAGGGCGGAGAAGCCAAAAAGGAAGCTACTAAGGTATTGATAAAAGAGGTGAAAAAAGCATGGAAGAGGTAGCTATTTTTTACAGCCTCATAAAGGACTTATGCGGCGGGCGTGTTTATCCCGACATAATACCGGTGCAAAACAAGGCAACAGACCCCGCCATGTGGCCGGCTATACGTTACTTAGTTGTTTCCGGACAAGTAGAGCAGACAAACTGCTATCAGGCATTTAACCCAAGAATTCAGATAGATATTTACGCCAACACACCGCAGGAGCGCATGCAGTGCGTGCAGCAAGTCATGGACACATTACAAGATAGCAAAGAAGAGATTGATTGCGTACTTAAAACCGCCCCATTCTCTGCATACGACATTGACAGGCAGAAATACCAAGCCACATTTGACTATATGATTTTCTGACAATCATTTTTTTTACTAGCCACGGTTATTCGTGGCTTTTTTTATGGAGTTTTGTTATGGCAAAAGCACAACCTCGCCGCAAAAAAAGTATAAAGCGCGGCATGGACTTTACAGGCCAAACCTGTTTTTATGATTTACCAGATATGCCAACCAAAGGAATTACCAGCCTAACCAACACAAAGCCAGCTATAGCTACCGCAGTGGGTCATGGGCTGAAAACTGGCGATGTAATCTGGGTAGAAAGTGAAGAAAGCGAGGGGATTAATGGCTATTACCTTGTAGACGTGAGCAACGAGGATACCTTTGCTTTGATGATTCTGGATGGCGAAGATATAGGCACGATTACTGATGCGAAATTTACCACTCCTAAGCGTTATAGCTTTTGTGATGCTACCAGCGTAAAGATATCAGCATTCAAGACTAAGGAACAAGACGTAACCACCATCTGCGATGATGGCACTGTAGTTGAGTTAATAAGAGAAGCAGGCACCATCAGCTTATCAAGCCTATGGGTACCAGATAAACCTGTGCAGGAGTTTCTAGAAGAGATGGCCGAAGAACTGGAGACCATCTTCATGACCCTAAAACCCAAAGGAAGCAAGACTATTCGTGGCTATCAAGTAAAAATTACCAGTTACGACTGGGACGGTAAAAGCGGAGACAAGTGGCAGGCTGCCTTAGAACTGAAAATCAACGGCCGCGGCCGCAGAGTAAAAATAACAACCGGAGCAGAATAACATGACTAACACAACAAACACAAAAGAAGCCTTTGTCAATGCCGCCCGCCAGTATATGCGCAAGGCAGTAATCAGTGAAGTACCGAATATTGCACCTTATGAAGGGCTTTACGTAAAAATGTTCAACGTTTTAGAAATGACGAACTTTTTTCAGCGTTGTGAAGAATTTGAAAGCAGTTACGATGATGGTTTAAACGGCGTACGGGAAAAAGCGTTGATGATTGTCGACCAGAATGGTAAGCCCATGTTTTACCCGGATAGCCGTGAAGATTTGGAGTTTCTGGCTGAACTGCCCAGTAAAGTCCTGTCTGTCGTGCAAGAGCAGTTTTTCCTGATTAACGGAGATGAAGGACTAAAAAAGCAATCACAAGACGCGAAAAGTTCATAATTGAGCTGTCTTTTCTGCTGCATATTCCGGCCAGAGAAATAGATAACTGGCCGGTAAACGAGTTTAACCGTTATCTGAATTACTATAACCGCTTTGGTTTTCCGCAATGGCGTATCGAACAGTATCTTGCTTACAACACGTTAGTTACAGCGCGTGCAGGGGGCAATGATGAAATTAAGTTACAAGACCTGTTATTACCAGATATAGCGGATGGTGAAACGGTGAAACAAACCGATACAGATTCGGGCAGCCACGAAGACAATGTAGATGAGATTGACGCGTTTCTGGATGCGCTTGACTAATACAGCGGCTAAGTGCCGCTGTTTTTTATAGGGTGTTGGTATGGGATGTGATTGTAATCAGGGGGCACAGACGCAGCGCGACAGCGACAGTAACTATGAGCGCAAAAAGGCCATCTGTGCCACCTGCACGGAAATTAACCGCTGGGTATCAGGAACACCGCCCGGCGCGTTGATTCACACCCTTGACAGATGTGGCCACTGTGGCTGCTTTATTAAGCCCAAAGCCAAAATATGGGGCTTACATTGCCCATTAGATAAATGGTGATGATAGAGGTATAGATATGTCTGAAGATTTAACCATAGGTTTTGGACTTGATGCACGGGGGTTTATTTCCGGCGTGCGCAGCACCGAAGAGCAGGCAAAAAAAGCCGCACAGGCATTAACACGTGCCTATCAGTCCTCTGCACGCAGCGTCAATGGCCTGTCTAATGCAGTAATTGCCACCAGAACCCAAACCCTGTTAAATCTGGGCGTCACCATGGAACAGGTGGATGCTTTTAAACAAACCGCAGTTTCAGTACGTGCATACAAGGAAGAATTAAAAAAGGTTAGTGGCGAGTATCAGAACAATTCTGCCGGATTAAATTCCTATCTGATTAAATTCGGCAAACAAAATGAACTCTTATCGCTGGCGGCAATCAGGACACGGGAATTAAAAGCGGAAGAAGCAGCCCTTGCGGCCATGAGAAAAGCGCGGTCGGGAGCAGCAGAGCCGGCCAAAGCAGCCATGCCAACGGCGGCAAAGATGGGTGCAGTGCCTCCTGTTGCAGTCAAGGTAGGGGATATTGATGTAAGAAGCCTAACTGAATTTAATGCCAAGCTGGATTCGGCCGCAGTTAAAGCAAAGCATCTGGCCATGGCCATGCTGGGCATTGGTAGTGTTAAGCAAATATCAGCAATGTCTGATGAGTGGACAACCGTCAACAACCGCTTAAAGCTGGTGATTGATTCTACCACCGAACTGGTACAGGTGCGCAGCCAGTTAATGGCCAGTGCCAACAAAACCGGCCAGGCATTAGGCACCGTGGCAGAGCTGTATAACAAACTGGCCATGTCGCAGAACCAGACCGGAATCAGCGGCAGTAAACTGCTGAAACTAACCGATACCATCAATAAATCCATGGTAATCGGCGGTGGCTCGGCCGAATCACAGGCGGCAGCACTGGTGCAGTTATCACAGGCGTTTGCCTCAGGCACGTTACGCGGTGAGGAATTAAATTCCGTACTGGAACAGGCACCCGGGCTGGCGATGGTCATTGCTAAAGGCATGGGGGTAACAGTAGGACAATTACGTTCACTGGCTGCTGCCGGTAAACTGACATCTGAAGTAATAGCCAATGCCATCCTGAAACAGGCACCTGAAGTTGATGCACTGTTTGCCAAGATGAATAAGACTATTGGTCAAGCCAGCACCAGCCTTAAAAACAAAGTGATGTCTTTTGTTGGGGCACTGGATGAAACCACAGGAGCCAGCCAGAAAGCCGGTGCAGTACTGGAATGGTTAGGTAATCATCTGGGGCTGGTTGCTGCTGCCGTTGGTACTGTGGCGGCTGTCTATACCGGTAAATATGCCGCATCTATTGCTGCGGTGATTATCCGCAAATATGCTGAAATTACCGCATCGGAAAAATCCACCGCGGCCATGCTGAAAGAGGCGGCGGCCGCTAAATTGCTGGCGACAGCCAAAGCGGGCGGTGCAGCCAGTGGTGCAGCAGGAGCAGCAGGAGCAGCAGGAGCAGCAAGTGCAGCAGGTGCAGCAGGTGCAGCAGGTGCAGCAGGTGCAGCAGGTGCAACAGCAGCCCGCGCAATCGGTAGTGTTGCCGGTGGCTGGGTTGGTTTGGTTGCCAGTTTGGCCACGGCAGTATTTACTTATTACGAAATCAGTAAAGCCACCGATGTGGCCACCAGCTCCCTCCGGACACAAATAGGAACCATAGAAGAGCTAAAAGAAAAATACGACGCCGCGGATGCAACAGAAAAAACACATCTGAGAAATGAGGCGGAAAAAAACTATCACGAGGCTATTAAGCAAAAAAACAAGGCAATCGGTGGAATGGTTGCTAAATCTGTAGACACCTATGCGACTTTATTTCAAAAACCAGAGGTGTCGCAGATGCGGCTGACCATGGCGAGGAAAGAGATTGCACAGATAGAGGAAAAATTAAAAAACTGCGAAATAACAGCGGATCAGGCGAAAGATGAACTATTTAAGCTGCTCAATATAAAGCCGGGTTCTAAATCCGCAAAAGCCCTTGAAGAGCAGATTTATAAGGCTGATCAGCTACGCAAACAAAGTAATGAATATGCTAAGGAAATGAACGCCTATGGCGGAAATATTCCCCTGTTCGAAACTGCTGAGGAAAAAGCACAGGCTGCTGCTGCGGGTGTAAAAAAGGTTGATGCAGCTTTTAAGGCATTAATAGCTTCGCAAGAACAAAGTAATGAGCAGCTAAAAAAGCAACGGGAGTTAATGGCTGGTGGCATGTCGGAAAAGGTTGCCGCGGAGGTGGCCAAAGCGAGTACCGGCACGTTAAAGGGTAAAGATGAGCAGTTAAAAGAATATACGCAGAAGTTATCAGCTAACGAAAGCCTGCAAAAGCAGATCGACAACATCAAATCGGTATCGGATACCCTGCGGTCACTAGGTGAAAGTGCTGATGCAGCTAAAGCAGAGCTACAAGGTGGTAAAGAGGGTTTAGCCCTGTTTCAGCTATCCACCAAAAACGCCACCAGCGCGCAGCTTGAACAAGCCAAGCAATACATGGCGCAAAGCAAGCTATACAGGGAGCAGTCACAAAACCAGCAGACCCTGAAAGACATGGTGCAGCAGGCACAGGAAGCAAAGGCGGAATTACTCGGCGGTAAAAACGGACTGATTGCATTCCGTTTGGGGCTGACACATGCCACCGATGAACAGATACGGCAGGCGCAGGCGGTTAATGCGTTAACAGAGCAGATACAGAAACAGAAATCTGTTATGACCACGCTGGAGGGCTTAAAAGAACAGGTTGAGACGCTGGGCATGGATGCTATCCAACGCCAGCTATACAGTATGCGCAAGAATGGCGCAACGCCGGAGCAGTTGCGTTATGCCGAGGCGATGCTCAAGCAGATTAAATCATTCGATGAGGCACAAAAAGATACCAAAGCGGCGGCACAGGATTTATCTGAGGCGGCGGAAGAGTTAAAGAACGGCAGTCGCGCAGATAAGGGCAAGCCGCTTAGTATCTTTAGTAAAGAATACCGCGCCCGGGAAGAAGCCTACTGGAAAAAGAAACGAGAGGAAGAAAGCAGCATGGGCGGTATTTCCCTTATCAGAGGCCGCCGGCCATCTGTACCTGATGCCGGCCTAATGTCTGCCCCGATAACACCAGCCGGCTTTGGCTCAGGCAAAGATGCTACCAAAGATATCGACAACATGATTAAAGTGATGGAGGCTATCAAGGTGGAAATAAGCAACGGCGATAAGAACGTATCTTTCAAAGCACTTTTTGATGCACCCAATGGTGCCAATGAATTCAAGCAGATATGGAAAAACGCATTACACAGCGTTGCCAGCGATTTGAGATAACACCGGCCGGATGGCCGGTTTTTTTATGAGGTTTTAAACATGCCTTTTATTTTGTACACAGATGCACAAATGACAATGGAAGCGGTAAGCCCCTATCAACTGAACTTTAACGGCACAGGTAAAAACGACTTTCAACTATTTTTTGGCAGTCCACACCCAAACGAAACACTGAAACCAAAAACCGACCAGCAGATTATGCTGGTGCCGGCCAGCCGCCTGAAAAAATGGGAGCCAAATCACACATACCGTTTTGGCGATATCGTAGAACCGATTACAGCTAATGGCCACATGTACCAGTGTCTGGATAACGCCCAGACCGGAAGCAATGAACCGGCATGGGGAAGAGAGCGCGGCAGCAAATGCAGTTCGGGCAGCACAATATTTATAAATTTAGGGGAAAAATTTCAACCGGCCAACGTCCAGCTATCCCTGACACAGGCCGGACTAGAAACAGCCGGCGCAGGGGTCGCGCTAGAACTAGGGACGCAGTTACGGGGAGGCAGAGCCATCCCGATTTTTATCCGCGTAACCAATCCGAGCAACAGCGTGCGCAGTGACCGCTCCGACCCGTGCATCAGCATTATGCTGAATGCCACCATCACCGAAACAACCGCCTAAACAGGAAGTACCATGCTTGGCACGTCACCACTCAACACAACCCTGCTAGCCACCGATACCGGCGAGGCAGCACAGGCAGAAACCAATCGCAGCACCGAATTAATCCGCATTGGTTGCACTGTACGAGCCATAGTAGAACAAAGTGGGGATTTAATCGCCATCACCTGTAATGTTTACCAGAGAACAGAAAGCGGGGGAGATTTACTGCACATCGCGCAGGTGGCTAATCCAGTATGTGACAGAGAATTATTGCAGGTTAGTCAACATGCATTTAATCCGGCACCAAACCGTTTTATGCGCGCCAGATTTGCAAAAGGCTTTGATGGTGAGAAATACGCTATCAGGATATTTGTGGCTGGTGTTGAGCTGTGCAATGTAGTGCGCACCTGTGAAGTGCATTTTGCCGAGGAAGAATCCGCCAAGGCCAGCCTGTACCTGCGGGAGCCGTGCGGCGCAATCGATTTATACCAATACTATAACCGGCATCTGGTTATTTATGCCCAAACCGATAAATTCCTGTATCAAGTATTTTCCGGCATCATTGATATGCCCAAAATAGACTATTCAGGCCGTCTGCGCGTACTCAACGCCACTAAAGACCGCAGCAAATCGGTTGAGGAACTGAGTATCGACACTATACACAGCATTGGTTACTGGTCATCTTCAATTTTTGGCGAAGAAGAGGATTACGAAACCAAAAACGCACAACTGACCGACCGGCTAAGCACCATACCTGCTTCATTTGATTTTGATGCCCGAGAACAGGCGTATCTGACGTCTTGGCTGCCTAAACCAGTGGCTGACTGGACGCTGAAAGATTGCGATGTTTACGAAGCCAATATGTCCTTAGAGATGAGCAGTGCTGTTTCCATCGTCAATCGTGTTGAGATTGAATTGCATCACCAGTTCGACCGCCTGATACATCGTGAAATCAGCTTTAATTACCGCTATCTTAACTTTATGAGCGATTTTGATTACATCATACGAGTGGCGGCAGAGGGCGCCGCCCCGAAACTGGCCGATGTACAGAGTGCGGCCAATGGCGGCGGGTGGACAACCGGAGAATGGTGGGTTAAAGGCACACCGCAGCCGGGCGTTTACAACGGCATCAGGTGGAAAGCTGCGGAGTACAAATATGATTACGAGCCAACCGGTGAAAAGGATGAAAACGGTCACGACATCGTCAATGTAGTACAGATACCGATTGGCAGCGACAGCAATTTATATGCGCTGGCGGCATCATGGAAAGCAATGCGCCGCTGGAAACAGGCAATTGACGAAAAATACACCATTGTTTTACAGAACCCAGAATCAATCACCATACACGGCGAGAAAAAGGAAAAGGTTACCTACAGC